GTTCGAGTGTCTCTTCCATTGCATTAGCCGTTGCGTGAGTAGGGAATAAACCCGCCCATATTAGCCCTACGAACATTAGGGTTTTGAAGATTTTGTACTCCCGGCGATGCGGGATTAACTCTTGCAAGAGGTGATGGCGGTTGCTGTGTTCGCTGTACTGCATTTTTGTTAGGTACTCGTGCTATTTTTTGTTGTGCAGGTTTTGGAGGAGTATACGGTTTTGAGGCCAATGCAGCCTTTAGCGTATCTTCACTAATAGTAATTTTACCTTGTTGGGCTTGTCCAAGTTGCTGTTGTTGAACTCCACCACCCAATGCGAAACTTTGCACTTCTTCTGGAGGTAATTCTTCTGGCATTGGCGCTCCACCTTCTTGTGGTGGCATAAAGCCTTGTGGTACTTGTGGTTCTTGTAGTTCTTGTGGCATTTCTTGACCACCCTTTTCTTTTTCTTCCGACTGTTGTCGTTCAAACTCTACAATTCCACGCTTATTGATTTTCTCTAGACGATCCCGTCCAATAATTCGTACAAGAGCGGGAGGAATAATATACTCACCTTCTGATACACGAACTTCTACATCTTCACCTGTTTCTGTTTGTGGTGCAAAACCTTGTTCGCTCATTTGCCCCATTACGAATTTCTTTGCATCATCAATTAATCTTTCGATGTCTTTAATTCCAGCCAATTCTACAGCATACGAATTAAGTACAAAGGAACCTTCAGGAACATCCGTTTCTACGTTATCGCCACCCATCTCTCCGTTTTCTGCGGCCTGTACCTGATCCATAGCACCCTCTTCAGGCGTACCTACAAAACCCATCGACGGCTCATTGTATGCTGGATCAGCCTCTAGAGGTACATCCCCACCTTCCTGATAGCCTACTAGTCCTCCTTGACGATACTTACCAAAGTACGACCAGTCATCCGTAGCTTCTATAGCAGAAAGTTTTTCTTTCTTTTCATACGCTTCTTCAATACGTCTGACTCTATCATAGTCTCCACTATCTAGAGCTTCTGTTATTGCTACATCTTTTTCTATTGTATATTTATCTCGTCCTGATTTTACTTCAGAAGGAACATTTTGTTCTGCATTCTCTCTATTGAGTTCTTTTGCAGTATGGCTCTTAGGATTAAGGTCTCCCGGTTCAGCCTTGTTTGTAATGGTATCTACTTCAGATAAGAATCCTTCTTCAGAAGGTTTTAGCCGTTTTCCTTTAGGGGGCGGTATATCCTTTAATCTAAATTCATCTTGTTCTTTTCGATCTTGATTTTTTATATGTTCATATACCTGTTCGTCTGCATCACCTACATTTTCTTCAAGAGGTACATTTTTTATAAAGTTAATTTTATTATCAGTATTTTCAGGTGAAGGGGCTTTATTTTCTTCTAGATATTTTGCATAAGCTGCATCTTGTTCTTTTTCTTTAGACGTAATATTTGCTAACTTATTCTCCATAGTTCTAATTATAGCAGTCTCTTCATCTTTAGTCCGCCCAGCTTCTATAAAACTTGACGGAAGATTATCTTTTCCGAACATTTTGATGTAAGACTTAACTGCATTCTTTCGTTCTTCATCAGCAGTTTCTAAATTAGGGTCTTCCACTTCATAGATTTGCTTTAATACTGGAAATGCTTTAAAAAATGCAGGATTTCTGAAAAGGAATTCTCTATTTTCTGGACTACTAGAATCATTTGCAAAAGATACAATAGAACTTCTCAAATCTCTATTTGTTGGCAATTGCTCTATCATAGCATAAGCGGCTCTAATAGAAGAACTAGAAAAAATATCTGTCAGTACTTCTTGATTTTCCGCAGACATGGAATTTGCCGCAGACATGGGATTATCCGCTACATATAGCAGTACATCAATTATTTCTTTAGGAATACGTCCTATTTGTTCTTCGAACGTTTCTGCCATTAAATTCATAGATTGCATTTTATTTCCTATTTAAGTTCGTAATAATTATTGTATTATATTCTTTATGCGTAATCATCTCTGTCACGTTATCGCACCAATTATGAAGTCAAGGATTCCATCTGCTTCTCCTTGACTTGTTCGTCAGACAGGAAGTCAGCCCACCCACCCAACCCTGTCTGTTGATCTCCGATCATCGTCCGTTCTGCTGCGCGGCGGCGGGCATCAGGGTGTACTGCGTCATATGCACCAGCGCTTGGGACGGCAAAGCCCGCACCCGCATAGTCTTGAGGTGTTAGACGCGGGGTTTCATACAGTGTTCTTTCTTCTGGACCCTGTGGCTCCATGTCGAATTTCCCACCTTCCCAGACGCCCCGTTTTAGAGCAGGTTGGAATTTTTCGAAAAGTTCTGCGCTTGCGGGTGACCAACCATGAATCCTCGTTTCGCCGCTTCTACCTCCCACTTCGCTGAAGGGAAGTTCCTCATTCTCTGCCGCTATTCGCATAACTTCTACGGCATGTGCTCCCTGCCCCGCCCGTGCTATCTGCAATAAATTATCCAAGCCCTGTTGTTCAGTAGTCTTGCCGGATGTTATGTCCTGATAAATGTTTTCTAAACGGCTGGCATAACGAGAATTCCACGTTAGGTCTTTATTGGATTCAGAGAGACCTTTTGCCATCATAGCCAATCCGACGATGGCAAGTGGTCCCGCAAGTGCGCTAAGTGCTACTCCCGATCCTAAACCACCTGATACTACAGCAGCCTGAGCGCCGATCTGCCCCGTTGCCCCGAAGGTTAAACCTGATATCCCAGCACCACCCATGGCGGCTGCCGAATAGGCAGTGGCGGGTACGCCTAAACCTCCAAAGGTGTCTATACCCAAAGCCGCAGCGTTGGCGGAATTTACCGTTGCGTTGGCCGCTACGGAGCCTGAATTAAATGCTGACACATAAGTCTGTGCAGCTTGTGATAAAGGGGCTGTGACATTTGGATACATATCTGGATTGGCTAATTGGTTAGGTGTAGAGGGAGGTGGTTGTGCGTTTAATCTGGCAAGCTCATTAGCTGCTTCGAACTGAGACGATCCCGTGGTAGTTTCGAATGGTATTTTCGGACCGTCTGGGTTGAGCCACTTTGATAAATTGTCCATTTCAGTAGAAATTTCAGAAGGAGAAGTAGAGCCTTCTAAAATATTACTAACGTATTTTTCTACATCTACACCGGCCATTTTCGCTAATTTAGCTACCTTTGATAGTCCACCCAGTACACCAGTTATAGTCACCCCACCACCGCCACCGCCACCCTTACTTCCCATAGAGTTCAGTAACATAGCCAGTGTAATTCCACCACCTACTTTTGCCACTGTACCAAAGTCACTAGAAGAACTAGAGGACGTATCCTTAAAAGTAGGTACTGTGGAAGTACTAGATTTTCCCGGCCCTGTAGGAGCTAAAGAACCCATAAAACCGCTTCTTGTAGGAACATCTGATATACCAAAAGTTTGCGACGTTGCAGAAGGGGAAGTCGCAAAGGTTTGAGTTTGTTCAGACGGCAAAGAAGTAGCCTGTACAAAGCCGGGATTAAATGATGTATTTACAGTTGCCATTTTATTCTTCTTCGTTACTTTCTAATGCAGTTTGTCCATTTACTCTAAGATTGAGGAGGGTTTCCAGTAAAGCCGCTTTCCCCTGCAATTGGCGCATTTCCGACTCCGATGTTGCCACCACCAACGCCCGAACTGTCCATTGCATTTGCTCCGACAGGTGGTGCTCCAGCGCCACCCATGCCTTCTTGTGGTTGATTAGTGGCCCCAGCTTGCGGGCCTGTTCCTTGAGCATTTGTAAGTCCCCTTAATATGTCGGCAAATACAGCCGCTTCATTTACATCATTCACAAGAAGTTCTGGATCAATATCTTGCGCTATTGCAAGTTCTTTAATCAAATTAGGAATTTTAATAAAGGGAGCAAGAGCAGGATTAGCAACTGTTTGTAGTAGCGTAAGCAATCGTTGCGACCTAATTTCTTTTTGCATTACAGCAGCAGTTCCTTTAGGCTTAATTTCTAAATCACCTATAATATCTGTATGTTCTTCATTGAACTGCATGTTCCATTGAAAATACCCCTCACCCATAGGTTTGAGAAGATAATCGTCAATATTCTTAATCGCTGTCTTAATACTTAGTCCTGCTGAACTCATTAACATTGACAGTCCAGCAGCAGTACGTCCTGTACCTGTTACACCCGTTTGACCATGGATAATAGATGGAATACCCGTTTCCTCATCAGCCAATTGGCGTGATACCTGATACATCTGAATGTTTTCATTTGCTGTGCTTGGAAACTTAACAGCATTTACAGCGGTTCCTGTTACTCCACTTTGACGCCTAAATATCTTACCGGGATAGATTTCCATAGATTGTCCCGGTACAAGCGAAGTTTCATCGATGTCAAAGACCATGTTACCAGCAAGAACAAGATTATCAATAGCCATACGCATGTGCCCATTCATGAGCATCTGTGCATCCTCCATATTCTCTGCTACACCGATACCAAAGAAGTTATACGGATTAGTTTCATACGGTACTGATTGATATGGAATACGTGCTGGCGTGAACGGGTTGATTACTGCTCGTAGGATATTATTACCACAAATCCAGATGTTAGTATGAAGAGAATCTAAATGATCCTGTCCTTCTGGTAACTCAAGGCCCAGTTGCTCAGAAAGATTCTTATCTAAATAGCCCCAATACTCCAGTACCTCATACCTGCTTTTATGTGCGCTGTCAAAATCATCCTCATCACGAATACTGGACTCGTATCCGCGCTCAACATAATTCGGACCCATATCAAGACAGTTATTAATAGCCTCTGAATCGAAATATGGCTTATTACGTAGTGAGCGAAGTTGCTCCCGATTCATTTTATGTCGCTCTATAACATAATCACAATCTTCTACGGAGGTTGCAGCGGGATCAGGATAAAAATCCCAACAGGATACAGCAGAAATTATAGGCGTATTCTTCTGATACGGAACATAACTTCTCTGACCTTCGGGGCTAACTTCCCATGCTTGTATTTCCTTAAAGGAACTAAGTGGACCTTTTATGATACCAGAACCAAGAAGGCAACACTCAAATATCGCATGACGCAATATCTTTACTGCTTCAGCATTTACTAGCTGATCCTGTATGATCTTATCTAGTTTATGTGCAGATTCTCGTGATGGGGAGATTTGCGGTTCTCCCATACTTGATGGTCCCTCCTTTAGGGAAGGAGCTTTACCATATTTCTCCTCTAAGCCAGCTAAGAAATCGTTAGGTTCTTCTTCTTCCTGTTGCTGACCCATAGGATTTTGAGAAAGATGGGCAAATTCTGCA